AAAATATTTAACAAGCGAAAAGACTGTAATGGTTCAAGACGATCAAAATCATCTATCAACAAAATAGTTTCTTTTTGCTTATTCTCTAATTTGCTAGCTTTAATAAGCATTTCTCTTATCAAATTAGATATGTCGTTCATTTCATAACTAGTACCTATCTCATTCTCTAAATCGTTTAAAAATTGTTCGATTTTAGTCTTTGGAGAATCATCTTTGTAGTCTTTGTATATATTCGCAATCACTTCTATTGCTTTACCTAACTTTACTGTATTCTCATCAATAAGTGATGCTACTTCCAAAATACTTTGCAATAACTTAAGCGCATTACTTTTCACCGACCTACATATTGTAGAAACTTTTTCAAAATCAGTTCTTTCAATCGTAATCCCAGTCCCCAACAATTGAATTAATATGTCGAATTTTATTAACTCGTAAATGTCTTTATTAGTTGAAGTCACATAATTTACTGGGAATAGTTTACATACGTAATATTTTTCCTGTTGTTCTGGATCATTAAAAAAATTATTTAAAAATGTAGTTTTGCCACTTCCAAAACAACCTGAAAAAATAATTCGTTGGTTATTTGTATTATTTAGATGAGCCTGAAATTGCTCCATCATACCCTTTGTTTCTATTTGACGCATAAATATTTCTGTATTATTCCTCACTTTCTATTCTAATCTCCATAATAAGAACAAAACGAATTTATTCTTTAGATTATTCCGGGTCGTAACCCTAATAATAAGATTGTGTAATACCCTTAAATATAACTTCTCTATCATCTACCTGGTTGGTTAATCCTTGATGTAACAAAGTTCGCAGTTCCAGGTCGTTAATCGGGCTTCTTTCCATAGCTTGCAAATAGAGAACCTTATCCACATTCTGCCAATCAATCACCATGCCAAGACGTTTTTTAAGTATCATATCGAGCCAAATGCGCATAGTACGACCGTTGCCTTCCATAAAC